ATCTTTCATGGGTCTCTATTTTTATCAATAACTTCCATAAATAACATTAATAATATTTTATCAGGTAATGTATTTTTTTCTAAATCAATAACTGGAAATATTTGTGTTAAACTTAGTAATTTGTTTTTTAAATATATACTAGAAGTTTCATTAAGCTGACACTTGTTAAAGCTAAGCTGTGATACATTTGTAAATAATTTTATGATAGAAACTATTAAATCAACATTTTGATTTGTGGATAAATTATTACCATCAAATATTAATTTCTCTATATTTGGAAAAGCTTTAGCTTGAGCTTTTAATATATCAAATATATCATTATAATTTTCTATAAGATTTTCTAGTTTAATAGTAGTAGTTTCAATATTAGAATTTTGTAATTCTTCTATTGAAAATAGACGACTTCCATTAATTGCTTCATTATTAATTGTAATTGTATCACCTTCTTCTGTTATAAAAATTGGAGCTCCACCTGTTTGCCTCAATAAATTTAAATATTTAGTTTTATATTTTAAATATTTTTGATAATATAAATCTTTAACTAGCATATATATATACATATTAAATAAAATTTTATAATTTTATTTAATATTATTGCTACTTTTTTATACAGATTGTTCCACTTGTGCTTCTTCAACTGGTGCTTCTTCAACTGGTGCTTCTTCAACTGGTGCTTCTTCAACTGGTGCTTTTTCAACTGGTGTTTCTTCAACTGGTGTTTCTTCAACTGGTGTTTCTTCAACTGGTGCTTCTTCAACTGGTGCTTCTTCAATGGGTGCTTCTTCAACGGGTGCTTCTTCAACTGGTACTTCAACAGATGGTTCAACTCGTGCTTCTTCAACGGGTGCTTCAACTAGTGCTTCAACTGGTTCTTCAACTGGTGTTTCTACAGATGATTCTACAGATAATTCAACTAGTGCTTCTTCAACAGGTGCTTCTTCAACTGGTGCTTCTTCAACTAGCGCTTCTTCAACTGGTGCTTCAATAGATGTTTCAATAGGTGTTTCAACAGATGATTCTACAGATGGTTCTACTGATGGTTCTACTGATGGTTCTACTGATGGTTCTACTGATGGTTCTACTGGTATTTCTTCTACTGATGGTTCTACTGGTATTTCTTCTACTGATGGTTCTACTGGTATTTCTTCTACTGATGGTTCTACTGGTACTTCAACAGATGTTTCAACTGGTGCTTCAATGGGTGCTTCTTCAACTGGTACTTCTTCAACTGGTGCTTCAACTGGTGTTTCTTCAACTGGTGCTTCAACTGGTGCTTCTTCGACTGGTGCTTCTTCAACTGGTGTTTCTTCAACTGGTGCTTCTTCGACTGGTGCTTCTTCAACTGGTGTTTCTTCAACTGGTGCTTCAACTGGTACTTCAACTGGTGCTTCTTCGACCGGTGCTTCTTCGACCGGTGGTTCTTCAACTGGTGCTTCTTCGACCGGTGGTTCTTCAACTGGTGCTTCAACTGGTGCTTCTTCAACTGGTGCTTCTTCTACAGATGGTTCTTCAACTGGTGCTTCTTCTACAGATGGTTCAACTGGTACTTCTTCTACAGATGGTTCAACTGGTACTTCTTCTACAGATGGTTCAACTGGTACTTCTTCTACAGATGGTTCAACTGGTATTTCTTCTACAGATGGTTCAACTGGTACTTCTTCTACAGATGGTTCAAATGATGATTCTAAAATAACATCTAATTGTTTAGGTGTATTAAATTTTATTTTATTTTTTAATTTTAATAACATATTATTAAATGATTTTTTAACTGGCATATATATAATATGATATATTTAAATTATTTTTAAATACAATTATATTTTTTATATTTATAAATAAGTATATTCACTACCTTCATATGCATCAAAATCAATATTTTCAAAATTTTGTTTTATATTAGATTTATTTTCATTATTAGCTAAATCTTTTTCAAAAGTAGTATTAGACTCTACTGATTTACCTTGTAATGATTCTATAATTTGTTCTCTTAGTTTATTTTTAACCATTTCATATTGTTGAGCTTTTGTAATTGAAATTGGAATTAAATTTTTTTCTAATATATTTTCAATACTTAATTGACCTTGAAAATTAGATATAATTAAATTAGCAATAGCTAATGCACCTGCTTCATCTTTCGATGGTATAATAACTTCACCTGTCTTTGAATCAAAATCTAAATTAGGAATAATTTCTTTCCAAGTTTGATAATCATTTAATGATTGTATTTTAATTTTAATAAAAAATTTAAATGGAAATTTTTGTCCATAATTATATACTATTTGTGTCCAAGGATTTTCTATATTAAAGCTCCAAATAATAAATTTATCAGGTTCATATTGATACGGTTTGCCAAATAAGTCTAAAGAAACTTCTTCAATATTATTAATTTTATTAATTTTATTAATTTTATTAATTTTATTAATTTTACTTGGTGTTTCTTTTTTATCTTCATAAATTAAATCATTTTCCGAAGTCAAAGCTAAAATCATTTGATTAAATATTAAATAAAATATTACAATCAATAATATATGATTTAACATATTGAAATATGTTAGAAAATAATTTAAATTATAATTTTAAATATAAATATATTAAAATTATTATTCAATACCTCTTCGTATAGTTTGACGATAAATTAATTCTAAATTTTCATCTTTATTATATTCTTCATCGTATTGTAAATCTACTATTACATTTATTTCACCAGATGAAATTAATTTTTCATTGATATTAAAAATATCATAATTTTTGTTATTAAATTCTTCATATTGATTAATTAAAGTATTATATTCAAAAAAATCATGTTCAATAGTATCTATTATTTTATTTTTTAATGAATATTTATTAAGAATAATATCAATATCGTTTAATGATGATTTATAAAATGGTTCAAAACTAAAAGGTTTTTTACCTGTTTTTAGATATTCGTATAATGTTTTATTATAATGATTAATATATAAAAATGATTCTAAACTCTTATAATAATTATCTTTAAATTCTTTATAATTGCTATATGAATGATATACTATAGCCTTTTTATAATTAAATATTTTCCCTAATTTTATTAAAAGTTCAATTATTTGCTTTTCATTTAAATCTTCTTTTGAATCATAAAAATAATATTGATTAATATGATTAAATACTAATTCCTCACCCAATTCAATAAACATTAATGGATAACCATTTTTATCAAAATGAATTAATGATAATCCTTTTTCTATTTTATTATAATAATATTTACTATATGCTCCTGTTGAATCAAAAAAAAATAATGTAAATAATATACCATTAAAATATATTTGATTATCTTTATTTGTCATTTTTTTAAATTCTTGAAATAAATATAATTTATTTTTTGCTTGTAAATTAAAATTTGTAAATTCTGGAATATTTTCATCTACTGGTTTTATATTTTTAACCCAATCATAATTATTATCAATAAAATCAAATTCATATTTTCTATTAATTAAATTTTCAAAATTACTATTAGTATGATAATATTTAAAATTACTATCTTTAGATACAAGTTTTAATTTACAATTAGGTGGAAGTAAAAATTCTTCTTCTAATGGAAATAATGAAAAATGTTCAATTAATAATCCCATTCCACTTATATTTTTTCTTAAATTAATCTTAATCAAAATTAAACCAAAAATACCTTTTAAACCAGGACTATAAAATGGATCACGTGTTGTTGAAACAAACCCTACATCACTATAAAAATCACCAATTTTTAAATTTTGTAAAAAACTATCATCTGAAATAAATCTATAAATTTGATATTCTTTTTCTAACGGTTTTGATATTTTTACGGTATTAATTATATTAATTAATCTATTATAAAAAAATGTGTTAATTGTATAAATATTTTGATTTCTTAAAAAACGATTTAATAAAGTAGCACCAATAAATGAATAAAAACAAATATCCGATTGAGATTTTTTATTAATAATATCAATTGTATTATTTTTAATTTCTTCAAAACTAAAATCATCATTTGAAATTTTTTTACAAATTGTATAATGTTTTTTTTCATCTATTAAATCTTCTGGTTTAATATTTTTAATTAATCCCATATTTTGTCCTAATTTAACTATTTCTGGTTTACTGTAATAAGGTTTTAAATATCTAATATATGGATTAAAACTATTTTTTTTACAAATACTAAATTCTAATCCGAATTTTGAATATTTATATAATACTTTATATGATGTATCAATTAATGTATTAATATCATAATTATCAATTAATTTAATCATATCATATAATTTTTTAATATATTCTTTAGTTATTTCTTTTTCTTCTCCTTTTAAATTAATTAATTTATTAGAATATTTTTTGTAGTTTGTAATAATCCAGTCTTTAACTTCATCATTTATAAATCGATAATGTAATTTTGTTAAATGATTAAAAGTATCCTCTTTTTTAATTTTATAAATTTTTTGATTATAAATATCATACATTGGAATAAAATCAGTATATAAAGATAATTTTTTTTTATCTGCTTTATTTTTTAGTTTTATTTTATAATTAAAAATATTATCTATAAATTTTTCATTTATTTTCATAATAATATAATAAATGAGAAAATTATATATTGTAATTATGGGCGTTACAAACACTAAATTTATGAATTTTTATATTTTTAAAATTTTCTTTTTCATCTTGAGGTATTTCTATATATTTTTGTATGCTAAAATAATTATATGCAATAAATAATATTAAAAATGCTATAAATTTTAATTTCATTATATTATATTATATTTTTTTAAATTAAGATTTATTTAAAATATTTATGAATTATTAATTCCTTAATTAAATTTTTTAAGTCATAATTTATTTCTTGTGTATTGTTTATTACCTGACATTTACATATTTTTTCACATTTTTTTTTATTTATTATTAAAGAATTTTGACGAGTATTTAAATTTTTACATTTTTTATCATTCATTAATAATATATATATAATTTTTAATATATTACGTTATTTATAATTGACGAAATAGCACTTAAACTTATAGCTCTATGTTTAAGATTACCAATTCTTGGATTAAACTCTACCAAATCAAAACTAACTAATTTTTTTTTACATACGTCAATTACAGATAAAACATCATTTACATTTAGACCATTATCTACTCGTGTCCCAGTAGAGAAAATTAAATTAGGATCAATAGCATCTACATCACAACTAATATGTATTTTTTTTGCGGGATGATTAATAATATTTTTAATTAAAAAATCTTTATTTTGAAAAATTTTTAAATTATATTTTTGAATATTATATTTTTCTTCTTTATCAATAGACCTTACCCCATAATAATATAAATTTGATGATACTAATCTATTTCTAAATTTATATTTTTCAGAATTATACCAATGAGGCATTAAACCGAGTAAAGGAGCCAGAGGCATACCATGAGTATTTTTACTTTTTGATGTATAAAAAGTATTTAAGTCAGCATGTGCATCAATCCATATAATTAAAATATCTTTATTATAAATATCTAATAGTGGTTGAATTGTGCTTGCGCTAACACTATGATCTCCACCTAAATTAAAATTAAATTTATTTTCTTTAATATTCTTATAAATAAGATTATATGTTTTACCATAATCAAGATGTGAACTAAAATTAATAGTATTAATTGGACTATTTATATTCATATAGTTTAAAATATAATCTCCCCCATAACGAACTCCTATTTTTGGTTGTCCTAAATTACACATTAGATTATTGAAAATGATGTTTCTAATCATTTTAGATATATTATATTAAACTATTGTATTATTATGTATTATTTTCATTTTTTTCAACTTGAACTATACTATAATGTATTGTACGCCCATTAATATTTTTCTTATATACATCAAATCCATAAATATCTTTTTTTTGATTATAAACAAAAAAATTTTTATTTTTAATTAAATTAAAGTTAATATTATTTTTAATTATTTTTAATTTTCTTCCTTTGTCTTCATCATAATGATACCAAGCTAATTGTCTTAAACAATTATATAAATTTTTTAAATCTTCATCTGAAATATCTTTTGGTTTTACAAATGGGTCAATTTTAGCTAAAAATAATGCATCTGCACGAAGATAGTTTCCAGAACCAGCAACTATTTTTTGATTAAGTAATATTTCACAAATTAATTTATTACTTTTTTTAACTAATTTCAAAAATAAGTCAGTGTTATCTTTTTTATCTAAAATATTTAAACCAAATGTTTTAAGTTTTTTATTTAAATTTTCTTTAGTATCAACCATAAAAGTACCAAAATTTCGATAATCATTAAAATATAAAATTTTATCTTCTTTATTTTTTATATAATGTAATCCAATATTATTATGTTTATCTTCTTCTATTTGAAACCATCCAGACATACCTAATGTATTCCAAAGTGTTAAATTACTATTCTCAAATTCAAACCAAATAAATTTACCATATGCATTAACTGAATTAATTTTTAATGGTAATTCAGAAATTATTTTATTATAATTTTTAAATGAACCGTGTTTTTTATATCTTCCAGCTAATATTTCTATATTAGTTAATTTAGTTCCCTTAAATTTTTTATGTAGATTATCTGCTAATAATTTACATTCAGGACCTTCTGGCATTATTATAAAGTAATAAATTAATTAATTATAAAAAATTAAATTAATAAAATGGTTGATTGTATAAAAGTTCATTTATTATTTTTAATTCTTTTTTACTATTTGGATCACTTTTTACCTCGGGTTTAATCTCAGTTTTAAGCTCGGGTTTAACCTCGTTTTTAAGCTCATTTTTAAGTTGTGTATCTGTAATATATTTTTCAATATATAATAAAGTTTCATAATAATTATTGTTTTGTCTACAAAAACTAATTATTTCTGCATGAGTTAGTTTTTCTGACCATTCTTGGTTAATTTCTATTTCTTCATCAATATTCCAATAAAATTTAATAATTTCTATAATATCAGAAGTTGATGCTTTTTTCATATGAATTTTAAAATCAATTCTACCGGGACGAACAAGTGCTTTATCAAGATATTCTGGTTTATTAGTTGTCATAATGATAATTCTTCCAGGACATTCATTTATACCATCAAGAATATTAAGAAAAAATGATAAATTATTATTATCATTATTATCCATTTTTGAAATTAACGAAAAATTATTATGGTTTTTATGTAGCATAGTTGAATCAATAGCATCTGAAATTTTTTTTTCCAAATCAATTTCAGAATTATTTTTTGGAATATCTCTATCCGCTACAATTTCACTCATAGCATCAATATCTTCAAAAAGAATAATACGTTTATCTTGTGGAATAATAATTTCTTCAGTAATTTCATCATTATATATTAATTCACGTAAACAATTCATATTCATTTTTTTTGAAAGTTTAATATTAACAGCATGACGTTTTGTTAAATTCATTAAAGCTTTTATAAAACTAGTTTTACCACATCCTGGGTCTCCCCATAGAAGAATACCAAGAGTATAAGGAATACCTTTTTCTTTATACCATTCTTCGTTATTAATGAAAAAATTAATTTTATCAACAATTTCTTTTTTTTCTGTAAAAAAGCGATTATCAAAAGTTACATTTGATTTCCAATGTATATAAAAGGCTTCCATTTTTTGGTCGTGAGAATTCCACCCAACTTCAACCATTGTTTGAGTATCGAGCATTTTTAATTTTAGATATTGTTTATAATCTTTTTCAACAGAATCAACCCAAGTAATAATTTCTTTTATGGAAAGTTGTGAAGTTAATTCAAGATTTTGATAATCTATATAAGAAATCTTTCCATTAAATTCAGATTTATCTTTAGAATACAAAAAAACACGACCAATTATTTTTTTACCTTTAATAGTTGCAATATTAAACTTATGACTTTGTGAAACTTGATAAAAGGAAGTATAACATTCTGTAGTATCTGTTTGATTATTATATTTTCTAAGTTCAATTTCGGAAACTTTTCTAACAGAAGGATCATCATTTTTAGAAATTAACCACATTAATGCTCTATAACGTATAGATACATCTTTTTCAGATGAACTATATGAGATGGAATTATATTTATTATTTAATTCAATCAAACTACTTATTTTAATTAATATATTATTACGATTACTTTCTTTCATCATAAAATTCATTACTGTTATAAGAAAACAACTAATTAGTATATCATATAAAAAATAACCTGTTTGAATTTTATCTATAGTTGTAATCATAAAAGATGTCATAAAGTAATCCATGGTTATAGTATATATTTTTAATTATAAAAGATAATTAAACTCAATTTTTTTTATTATAATGTATAATAATGTTATCGGAATACTGGTGGGTATTTGTATCATTAATACTATTATTAATGATATTCTATCCAAAAAAAACAACAAACAATTTTAAACAAATAAATAAAAAAAAATTAAGTTTAAATTTTAATCCAATATTAAAAAATATTGATTCATTCGCGCAATTTTATATTAAAAATAATTAATCATATAATCTTTCAACATCTAATATTATATTGTCAAATGGTGTTTTATGTAATGCATCAACAATATAATCAGCTGGTTCTTTGTCTTTAAATTCAATATATGCAGTTGAATTATTTTCATAATTTAATAGTCGCAAACGGACAACATGTCCCCAATCATATAAAAGTTCATTTAATTCTTCTTCGTTAATATCAATAGGAAGATTAGACATTTTTACTTTATGAAGAGGTTTTCTTTCAAATCTTTCGTGTCTTTCATGTCTTTCATGTCTCTCTGGTCTTTCTGATTTAAAATTTATATCTTTTTTAGGATGTGAAACAAATCTCAAGTCATTATTAGGTGGTTCAATAACTGATTTAGTTTCTTTACCACATTTAATAGTTAAATGAGCTCCTTTGCATTTACGACAAACTAATTTAGGTTCGGTATTTTCCATATTAATATATTAAAAAAATCATTTTTTAAATAATATTCACATAATTCCAGTACATATTATGTCATTATCTAAATTTGAGAGCTTTTATTTACCTTTACTTACAGTTCTACATCATATAACTCTTTAGTCATCATACATATCATCTAACTCTGTCTCGCGTAGACAATGTTGCGTCTGAGGGATTACCACATTGGGCACATCTACATCAGGCATTTCCGTAGAAAGTTTTACTGTGTAAAACACTTGATTGGACTGTTCAATCTTGTTAAGCAGTACATTAACTTTCCAACGCACTGCCTTGGGCTGCACTGCATTGGGCTGCACTGCATTGGGTAGATGGTCCAATATTTTTAGGTCTGACAGCATCTGGATTTCTAGCTTATTTTGAATCTCTGCCTCAACTTTTTCAAACTTGTTTTTCAGCGCATCTGACGCACTTGGAAAAATGGATATCATTGGTAGTTTAAATAGTTATTATATGAAATCATAAACATTTAAATTTTCAATTTTTTAATGCTTATTAAATTTTTGAATATATTAAAATAACTATTTTTGTTTTTTACCTGTTTTTATTTTCATTTAGTTTGTTTCTCATAATTATCCAAGACTTTAGAAGTTCTGTTCCAGTTATATGATCGAATTTACATTTGTCTCCATTTTTGCAATTTCCTTGAAGATAGAAAAAACACGGTTCTACATCAAAATCACAAACATCACACTCTTTAGGCTTATTAATGATATGAGAGAACTTGCATGTATCACCAAATTTACACTCTCCTTTAAGAAAGAAGGTGCACATCTTTTTCTCAACAGTAGTTGGTTTAGATAATGACATTTCTTACTCAAATATGTAATAATCTATATATAATTAACAATTAAAAACTTAATATTTCAATTTTTTATATCCTATTAAAAAATTGATTTTATTTTATAAAATGAATAAATATATTAATATTAATGAGTATTGAAATAACCTTAAAATTAAATAATAAAGATTTTCCTATACTTCAAACAATAAAAAAGAAAGATTTAGACAAATTAATTTTTGATATTTTTCATACAGGTTATAAACTTTATTTTCCAGATAAAAATAAAATATCAGAAAAACAAGAATATGATGAACTCCGCCATTCAATAGTATCATTACGTGAAGAAATAGCAGAGTCTGATTTATCTGATATTGGTGATATTATTATTTCTAAAATTAATGAAAAAATCGAACCATTAAATAATAGTTTATCAAAATTACTTGGACTTGAAACAGCTTCTTGTAAAAAGGGAGAACTTGGTGAAAACATTATTCAAAATGCTTTTAAAACTAGATTTGGTGATATTATGTATGAAGATAAAAGTCAAATACCTCATTCTGGTGATGCTTGGTTAATTTTATCTGATAATAAAATAGTTATGATTGAAATTAAAAATTATACTAGCACAATAAATAAATCAGAAATAGAAAAAATGGAATATGATATGAAACATAATAATATTCGTTTCTGTTTATTTATAAGTTTAAATGCATCAATTCAAGGATTTAGAGATATGGATTTTCATACATTTACACATAATGGAAATATGTATTTTGCAATTATAGTTTCACATCTATCTAATAATATGAATAAGTTAGATCTTGCATTTATTATGATTCGTAAATTAATTGATATAATGAGTTCACCTGATAAATTCCCTTGGATTCAAAAGAAAATTCATGATGGATTAAATCGAGTTAATGAAATTATTTCTAAAAATTATTTATTAAGAGATAATTTTTATATTATGGAAAAATCTATTTATTCAGCAATGGATATGTATCATAAAGAATTAAGAAATTATCAATATGAATTAGAAGAAAGTATTAAATTAATTACAAAAGAAATTAATTCAACAATGATTGAATCAGTTAATAAAAATAAAACAGTAAAAGATATTATGTTAAAACATAAAGATAAAAAAATTTATCAAGTAGTTTCACATTTAAGTGATATAATAGAAAAAAAAAAATGGGAACTTAAAATTATAGATGATAATAAATATGAATTATATAATTTAGGTGAAAAAATTGGATATTTTGACGTTCAGTTAAAAAAAGTAAAAATATATTTTATATCAAATCAATTAGACTTGACTTTTAATGCAACAAATAGTAAAATTAATAATCAAAATCTAAAAATTATAGAAAATAATTTATAAATTTAATACATTTTTAATCTAATTATTAATAATAATGAATAGAAATATTTTAATAATTTTTATTTTAATATTTATTTTATATTGTTTATTTTGTTCAGATAATATTGAAAAATTTACTCAAGATAAAAGATTATCTAATATTTATGGAGCATTAAGTTCAAGAACTAAAAATGATGAAGTATATCATATTGGTGTTGATGCTAATAATGAAGATGTGTATCAATGTAATAATAATACTTTTAAATTAAATGGGGATGATATTTTTCAACCTTATGAACCTAAAAAAATAAAATATTTACCTATTATTGTTAAAATTCCATCAGTTGTTACAACTAAAAGTATTAAATCTAAAGTACCAATGAAAATTGATGGGTATAAATTTATAGGTTTATTAGCAAATACATATTATAAACAATATTATGTTATATATGAAAAAGAATATAATAATTATCAAAGAGAAGATAAATTATATGAATATTTATTAGTAAAAAAAGTAGAAGATAATTTTAAAGTTATATATAAGATTCCTCCAAGAAGTCAGGTTGAACTAGGTGATAATATATATTTTAGTTATGGTAATTTTCAAATAGGACCTTTAAAATTTACGTAATTATGGCTTCATTAGATTACCACAATATTATCTAATAATGTTATACAATATCTAAAATATAAAACTAAGTATTTAGATCTCAAAAATCTTTTTTTTATAAATTATTTAAAGACACAATAAACAACTCACGTAATACATAATAATTATGATAACATGTAATGAAACATCATTAAATATGATAATGATACAAGTCCAAGCAGCTGAAGAAAAGTGTATGTTAGCAGAACAATTTTTACGGGATGCCAATAGATTGTGTTATACAAAAGCCGATAATGTAATCCAATTAATAAAGCAATCAACACAGGAAGCAAAACTAGATGCAATAGTATTATGGCAAATAAAAAACGAAATAGAAGAAGCAAAACGTATTTTAGAGGAAACAATTGATAAAGTTGAAATTGCCAAAAATAAATTAACAATAGTAGAAGCAGAAAAAAAAATAGTACTTGAAGCATTCGAAGCAGCATCTAAATCAACTGCTGAACTACTGTTTCATGAAAATGAACGATATATTCATGAGAACTATCCTGAAATCAATCCTAATAAAATAAAAGAAATTTTACCTAATATATTACGTGAAAGAACTATAAATCCATACTTTTCTAAACGTGATATTATTGGTTGTATGTGTGGCAAAATTCCATGCACTATTAATTATTCAAACAATCTAACAGGAATGATGCCAATCTGCGAACCATCTCAAGATGATTGTTCAATTTGCTTAGAACCATTAGCAACTAAACAATGTGTAAAAACATTATGCAATCATATTTTTCATCGTTTATGTATGTCAAGGACAGAAAAAACTTACAAGTTTTTACCACCGTGTCCATTATGTAGAAAACATATGTGTGTTTTACCACAAGATAGCGACGAACATCAATTTTTACAGTTGAAACAATGCAATTGTTGTGAAAGGCATAAACTGCGCAGACCACGTTATTTTTCTTCAAAAGCCGCGTTTTCATACCAATGTGACAACCCTCTTGCGGATATCTTGATAGAATTACTGTATAAATATGATAATAGTATTTCCAATTCAAAATGTAATTGTGATTGTCGGAAAAAAATGCGTTTGTATTGTCGAATTTTACCTAATATAATGTGTATAGATGTAAATGCACTTGATTAATTAATTTATTTGTTCTTGCTTTAAAAATTGAAAAATTTAATGTTTATCAATTATATAAATAATTGCTATACATTGCTTTAAAAATGCTTCATGATATTTTGGCAGTTCTCTTTTTTATGTTATTGTTATTAGGACTATATCTTCCTGGTATTTTTTTTCTAGTACTTCTTGCATCATATATTTATGAACATATCAATTTATATTGGTTCATTTGTGTATGTTGTCTTTTACTGTTTATATTTCTATTTTATAAAAGTATTAAAAAATTGAAATTTTAAATGTTTACCAAATCCATAAATATATACTATAATACCGTGTTTATCTCGTTGCAAATGCTTGAGTATATGCGTGTGATGCTGATGATGATGCTTCTGACCATAGTGACGATAATTATTGGTGCTATTTGCGAAATAATGGGTGACTTTTATCTCAAGTGTTTACTATTAAGTATCGTATTCCTTTACGGAATATTCTTATGGATTTCAATAAATAGATACAGACCAAAACCATATTATATATGGGCTTAATCACTTATAAAAGACGTTATTCAACGCTTCATAATTGTGGTGTAGCTTCCCGAATAGTTCAGCACTATCACAAAGATGCGTGCAAGAACTAAGCGGCATCTAGATGCCATATGAAAACAATAAGTATAATAAGCTAGTTTAAAAATTATTTTTATCCTATTGCTTTTACTTTTTTATTTATGATTCTTTTAATGTATTTTATATATGAATAAGTGAATTTCACATAATGGCATCAAAAGTATTACCCCCTTATTTCAAGCCTACTGAAGAGTGTCCTATTTGCTTAAATTTAGATGCAATAGTACATACTACTTGTGTTGTAACTATGTGTGCACATGTATTCCATAAATTGTGTTTAATGAATTGGCAAAAAAAATTCTTATCACAGGAGCATAATAAAGATAAGACATGTATAACATGTCCTTCATGTCGGACCGATATTTCTATATTAGTATAAGTATTTATTTTATCACAACTTGTGTTAAGCATTAAGTATATTGTTTTTTATAAAAGTTAGATAATTTTTATAAAAAAGAAAATTAAATAAAAATTGAAATTTTAAGTGTAAACTAATTAGTTTTATAAAATTAGTTTAATTACAACACGTTTAGAATGAGATACTACATTTCTGTTGCAAAGTATTTTGAGAAAGAGGCATGTACATATATCAATCATGCTAATCCTCATTATGTTGCATGGATCCCATGGGAATACACATTAAAATGGGGTGTTAGGGTTAAGCGGGAAAACGACGATTCTACTACGATAGAGGAATTTCCAAACTATGAGGAAGCATGTGAGTCGGTTCTAGCTAATTTTTACAACTATAATCTGTACAACGAAGGTGAGATTGAATACAGTTGGATGATTGTAGATCTTGTTACTTTGGAAGTAACAAACTATATTAACACCAATGATATTGATACATTCTTCCATAAAGAGGAGAATTACAAAAATGAATTTACTCTCGCTATTAATAAGGTTTTGAAGAGCAAAGCATTTACTAATGGATTAGGTCTTAAATTAAAAGAGAAGGAGTACAAAAAAGAATTTGCTCTCGCTATTGATAAGGTTTTGGTAAGCAAAACATTTACTCTGGGACTAGGTCTTAAATTATCTATGAGAAATTGTGGATTTAATTTGAGCTAACAAAGTAGTTACAAGATAGTTTCTTTTAATAGCACTTTTATAAAGATGTTTCTTACATTATTAACATTGTGTCGTGCTCCTATTTATTTTATTAGAGACAATTGACTTTTATGTCTTATCATGATTTTGTCTATTTTTTTATAAAAAGTTTATGAAAAGTTAGTTGATTTTTAGAAAAAAGAAAATTAAATAAAAAATTGAAATTTTAAATATTTAATAAGTGTATAATATTTATTATGTAAATACTTGGTGCTTTGAAAGAATGCCTCTCTTTGAATTTGCACTAGTCACGCTAATGGTAGTACAACTACTAGTGCTAGTTTATATTGACTTTCTTCATCCTATTGCTGCTCTTATTATAATGTTTTTATTTTTCGTGGATAATATTGATATTCACACACGATACACAATGAAATTCTTATTGTTTAACATATTTATTATTCATTCAACTTGTATCTATAATTGGTATACGTGGTGGCATTTAATGCTATCATTGTGGTTTTTATTTACTGCCATTAACTTTTTGTTCAAATTAGTCTAAAACACATTGTTATTGAGGCACTAAGATGTGTTCAAAGTGGTTTTTAGAAAAAAAGAAAATTAAATAAAAAATTATTTTAATAATCTTTTATTTATATAAAAATTGAAATTTTAAATGTTTAATAATTGTATAGTATTTATATAATGCTGTAAAAATGAATGACATTCTTTACATCTTAAGCATTGTTATGTTGTGTTTGTGCTTTAAAAAAATGTATGATAATTATTACATCTTGTTTATGTTTACATTATTTTTTTGGTGCGCCTTTTTTTTCATCCCTGGAAGTTTTATTGTCGCAGTTTTTATTTTAAATCATCGAGTTCACTAGATACGAAAACTAAATAAAAATTGATATTTTAAGTGTTTATTGATGCTATATTGTTTTATTTAGTTATATATAGCCCCTGCGAGCATACAAAGCGAAGCGACTATGAGTGCTTCCGAGATCATGCGCTTTATTACCGCAGAAGAGCATGACGAGATGGTCAAGGACGCTATTGCTTTTGTGATGGAGAGTATGCAAAGATCAATAATTGTGGCTCGGCTTCCTGAAAAGTTGCGCACCATTATGAACATGTGGGTAAGACTCGAGTGGTACGATCACAACGGAGATGCAAAGTTTGAGCGGTGTTTGTGGAAAGTTGTGTCTCGGAAAATGCAGGAGCGGTTGGTTGCCTATTTATTGGAGCAGTCTAGAAGGGATATGTGTATGCCCGATGAAGATGAATTCGCCTTTAATCATGCTCTGACGAATGTCATGCATAACTTGGCAGGTTTGGGTTGTATCGAAGAGTATTGGCCAACTCTGGGTGCTGAGCTGGCAGATGAGGCAGAACGTTTAGTAACAGAATACCATGAGCACTTATTGATAGAGGGAGGTGACGGTGGACGTTTCCAGTGGTATGACTCTGTAAATGAAAAGATATGTTATCATATGCCTCATCGTCCTATGCCAGTGGTGTATAACGAAGACGAAGAGGACTACAAAGACGAAGAGGACTACAAAGACGAAGATACAGGGGTGTATGAGAATGAAGAAGAGACAGGCACGGTAATTGTGTGCATCTAGAAAAGTTATGCCGTGCTAATATTAAAAAAATGGTTTACAAGATACAAAAAATAAATAAAAAATTATTTTAATAATTTTTTGTTTAGATATAAAGATTAAAATTTTAAGTGTTTACTGGTTCCATAATATTTATTTGTGTATTGACTAACGGTGCTTTGAAAGAATGCTTTATATCGCAAGCATGGTTGCACTGTTCATTTTTTGTGCATATAATCTCAACCTCTTGGGTTGTTTGATTGTCGTGATCTTTATTATGTGTTCACTGGGGTACATCACTGAGTAATTCACTTGGTGGGTTCACTGGGGTTCACTGTGGATTCATTGTGGATTCACTGGGGTTCACTGGGGATTCATTTTGGGTTCACTGGGTTCGCTGGGTGGATTTTAGGAAAAAAGAAAACTAAATAAAAAATTATTTTAATAATCTTTTGTTTAGATATAAAAATTGAAATTTTAAGTTTTTACTGGTTCCATAATATTTATTTGTGTATTGATTAACGGTGCTTTGAAAGAATGCTTTACATCGCAAGCATGATTGCACTGTTCATTTTTTGTGCATATAATCTCAACCACTTATGTTGTCTTATTCTCGGGATTCACCCTGGTGTGATTCCGCACGGCGGGATTCACCCTGATGTGATTCTGCACTTCGGGATTCCGCCCTTCGGTATTCAGCACGGCGGGATTCCGCCCTTCGGTATTCCGCCCTTCGGTATTCACTGGGGGTGGATTCACTGAGTGGTTTACTGGGGTGGGGTTCAATTGGGTTTCACTGGGGATTCATTTGGGGTTCACTGAGTGGATTCTATGAAAAAAGAAAACTAAATAAAAAATTATTTTAATAATGTTTTATTTAGATTAATTTAATAAAAATTGAAAAATTTAATGTTTATTATTTATATATTATTTTATTTAAAATAAAGACTAATACAAAGCAAAACTACAAGCATCTATGCCAAGAAGAAAGACACACTATAAAAAAGAATCAGAAAATGACCGTATTAATGCATTAATTGATGCTTTGTATAACACTCCTGCTAATTTGTCTAAGATAAATGAAGAAAGCAATAAAATAGTAGAGATTATTCAATACAAGATTAACATAAGCGAGATTAACAAGTTTACAAGACATCCTTTTAAGGCTCTTATGAATAGCTGGATGCGAACTCATACCTGGTATGATGAAGATGGATTGTCCAAGTTTGAGCGGTGTCTTCAGAACGCAGTGAAGGAGGCAATAAGACGACGCGTGATTGAAAACTTACAGTTTGATGGCAAGCGACTGTATGTATCGAGGGCTCTTAATGAAGATGACTTGAATTATTATGTACGAAAAGCGTGTTCTGAATTGTCTCGATATAATGCTGTAAATTATAGATATTTTTACGATTTGTACGTCGTATTGAAAATTGAAGCAGAAAGTTGGGTAATAAATAACAAAGAATGGGTTATAATAGAAAGCGACTTTGAACGTCCTTTTTCATGGTTTAGCAAACTAACTATGTCAACACAATATGACTTGCCACGCGATCCTAAGCACCTCATGACTGTAGATGATGACCCATTAGAAAACGACTTCAAACATGAACTAGATTGGTCTTGTTCTATTTGTTTGTATGGTAATTCAGTAAATCCTGTTTGTGTTACAACTGCATGTAACCATGTATTTCATAATGGATGTTTAGATGATTATAAGCGTGTATATTTACAACAAGATGCAAATCGCAAGAAGATTTGCGTTCCATGTCCTTTGTGTCGTGCACCTATTAATTAGAGACTATTGTTTATTGCTTATTGTGGAATTTATCAAAATAAAAATTGAAAAATTTAATGTTTATTATTCATATATTATTTTATTTAAAGTAAAGCAAAACTATAAGCAACTATGACAGAGCACGAGGTCGACTTGGATGTCCGCATTAATGCTTTGTATGATGATGAGACTAACGCACCTATGATAAATGATGCAATCAATGTAATAGTAAATACTATTCAAAAAAACATTGTTACACACAATCTTTCTAGGCATTTGAAGGCTATTATGAATAGTTGGATAAGAACATATTCGTGGTATATTGATCATGAAATTAGAATGTCAAAGTTTGAGCATTGTCTTCGAAATGTAGTGTCTAAGGAAATGAAAAGTCGCGTAGTTGACCTTTTAAAAATACGATATAAAGAGTATGAAAATGGACTTGGAAGTTCTGTCAACGAAGATGACTTGGCTTTAGAAGTACTTCGTGTGTCTATGTCTCAATCAACTAGTAACTATTTTTGGGATTTTTGGGATATGAACACTAAGTTGACATTGGAAGCAGATTACTATCAACGAAGCAACGGAGAGTGCCTAATACAAGGAGACTGTAATCGTCCTTTTTCGTGGTTTTGCAAACGAACTGGGTCAACACAATTTCACTTGCCTCATCTTGCTAAGCTCCCCAAGAATGTAATCCCATTAGAAATATTGGCATTAGACTTCAAACATGTCCCAAAATGGGAATGCTCTATTTGCTTGGAAGTTGATTCTATTGAATTTGTTAATACTCTTTGTGTTAGAACCGCTTGTAAGCATATATTCCATACGGGATGTTTAGATAATTGTAAACGTATATACTTACAACAAAAAGAAAATCACAATAAGACTTGTGCTCCATGTCCTTTGTGTCGTGCACCTATTTATTAGAGACTATTGAATTTTATTGTCTTATAAAAATATTTTTTTATTTAGTTGAGTGCTAGTCTCTACATTTATACAAAACAATTACCAACAATGAATGCCACTATGTTTGCTAATATAGTTATTGTTTTATTAAATTTTTTTATAAAAAAATTGAAATTTTAATAGTTTATTGTATTAAATTAATATAATATATTATCAAAGATGAAACATATCACGCCTTTGATTCTTTTGCTATCTAATGGCGTAAATTGTATTTACACTACAATTCCACAAGGTTATGTTGGAGTTTGGAGTTATTTGAATAAGATTCAAGATGATCTTGTTCAAGATTTTGCTGTGTATAATCCAATCACTTCCAACATTCAATTAGTTAAAATTATTCAAGATAACGATTATGTCAATAATGTTAAATGTATTTCAAAAGAAGGTATTTATTTGATGATACCACAAATTGAAATTGCAAACAAAATTAAGAAAGAACATGTTATTGATATTATTAAGAATTATGGTATTGATTATGACAAAAAGTTAGTTGTTCGTCCTATAGCTCAGTTTATTCGTGAATTGTGTGCGGAAAGAACAATTGATGAAATTGTAATTACTGATTTTCATCTGTTAGATAACTTGCTAAAAACAGAAATTCAACGTCAAGTTGATGAAATTGACTCTGGTATTACAATTGATTATGTTCGTATTACATCAGTTGATTTTCCAGATGATATTAGACAGTTGCGTCTTGAAAAAGAAAAAGAAAAAAATAACAAAGGTATTCAAGAAGAAGCAATGAAAACCGAACAAGTTAAGAAAAACAAAGAAGCAATGGTTGCTAAACTTGATAATGAAATTAGAATGGAAAATTCACGAGTAGATAACGAACGTCTTTTACAGAATATTAACGCAGATAGACAAAGAAAAACTATTGAAAATATAATGGTTATTGAAACAACTCAAACAAATGTTCAAAAAATTAGATTAGAAGCTGAAGCACAAGCTTATAAAATGACAACTGAATATGAAGGAATTAAACTGTTGTATTCCGTTAAAGAATATGCAAATGTTAAGAAAATGGAAACTATAGGACCTAATACTGATGTAATTTATTATAATGACCAGTTGCCATTATTTATGCAAAGCAAGAATTAATTATTTAATTTTTTTATTTAAAATTGGAAGATATGATTCTATACATATTAATTCAAAAGTACTATTTTGTTTTTCATGTTTTATAGATTGTATAAAAAGAGGAATATTATTATATTCACCAATAAATTTTAATTGACGAATAAATTTAGTTCCATCTTTTCTATTAATTATTTTAATAATTTTAGAAACTGGTTCTTTAATTTCAATCCATTTACCTGATTTAATTTGCCAAAAATTACCATTTAATCCAATTTTATAAGTTCCATTATTATAAAATCCAGCGCTTGTAATTGGTCCTTTTCTCTCACTGTCTAATCTAATTTTTAATTTAGAAAATATTTTATTAATATATAAGCTAGTTAATGAGTTTTCTACAAGTGGACTTGTTAATAAATATTCATTAGAATCAATAATAACATTTGTAAAATCAAAATATTGATTCCAATATTTTTCAATAATACCATAATTAATAAAATTAAAAATTTTATTTCCTGTATATTTAATTGAATGTGAAAAAATTGGTAAATATGAATAATTTAACTTGATATTAAATTTATTTTTAATATATTTCCAACAATCAGTATGAACAAAAACTCCATTTGGTTCTAAAATATTTGATTTAGATATTTTAAAAGGATCGTGTGTATATATATTTTTTTTTGAATCTTTAAAATCAATATTACAACTTACTTCTTTACAATTATGTATAATTTTATTATCTGTTGTTAAAAAAGTACATTTATTCATCCATTTTGTAGTTTTATTTAATTTATTAAAATTTACAATAAATTTAGTTTTATTTAATTTTTTAAATTTGTTAATAATTTTTTTATCATTTTTATAAAATTCATAAATTTTTTTATATAAATTTATAATATTTTTATTATTTTCTATATATGTTTTATCTTTTGAATTTTCATAATAAATTATATCTTCTAATATAAGTTTTACATAATTATCCCATATACCTCTTGCCGGATTTCCGCATAAAAAACAATAAATATCCCAACAACCCATTTAATTATATTATATGAGATACAAATTTACACTCTTGAAAAATCTTATGAAGAAAATATTAAAAAGTATAATAATGTTTCAATTGAATTTCTTAAAAATCATATGAAACAATATGTAGGTCTTGATTGGAAAAAATATATTGATTTAACAAAACCTTTTAATAAAAATCTAATTGATTCAATCTGAAAATATGGAATTAGTTTTAAGATGCTTGCTCCAAAGATTATGAAACATTACATCAGTATCATCCAGAAAACGGTTGTTTGTTGCGAGTTATGGATGGAACACTTAAAGAATTAAGTAAAACAAATGTATATACTAATAATAATGTTTGTTATAGGGACTCATAAAATAATAGCTTGATACAGAAACATTTAGTCTTCATTTATACTCACCTTCAGGATTTTATAATTAAATAATTTAAAAAAAAATATAATCTTAATTAATGAAATCAATAAAAAATAAATATTGGAAAACTAAAAAGTATCATATTCTATTACTTCTTGTTTTAACTGGCTGTTTTAATTGGGGAACCACTGCATTAGGTTATAATTTTGTTGAAATTATAAAAAATTTATTAAATAATACTCTAAAAATAGAAACATATATTGATAAAATTATTTACATATTAGTTGCATTAGCCGCTATTAAATTAGCAATGGATAAAAATTTTTGGTTACCATTCTTAGGAGAATCGGTATTACCTGGTTCTTTAATTCCATTAAAAAAAATTGTCGGTGATACAACAGTTGAAGTTAAAGTAAAACCAAATACTAGAGTAGCATATTGGGCTAGTTTACCACAAGAGACTGATAAAATACCTTTAGTTGAGGAAGCTTATGGTGATTTTAAAAATAGTGGTGTCGTGTTATCTAATAAAGATGGAGTTGCTAAATTAATAGTTAATAAAGGAACTAATTATATTGTTCCATCTGAAAAAGAAATACCAAGACATATTCATTATAGAGAATTAGATCAAGTATATGGAATGATAGGTGCTTTACAAACTATATATTATTAATTAAATAATATTATTTTAAAATTATAATTCTTTAATAAATAAAGGGTTAAATTCATGAGCTCCCGTTTCATAAGAATAAAATTTAAAGTCATTTTTATTTTTTTCAAATACTTTAATAAATTTTTGTGATTCAGTATACTCTATTTTGTCATCATCTTCATTCCATGCTAATTTAATAGGAAGCTCTTTTTTATGCTTTAATGCTTCGCCATAATTATTTGTTCCTGGGCATGAAATGTATAAATATTTAACTTCTGTATTCATCGAGGCAATGTGAATAGATACACCACCACCAGCAGATTTTCCAAATAATGTTATATTTGTTAATTCTAAATCTGGACTTCTAAGAATCTTATCTAATACTATAGCAAGTTTAATTCTAATTTCTTCATTTAATTTATATTGTTCTTCTTGATTGTCATCTGCAGATTTAGAATAGTTATCAGTAACTGTTTTAACTGTAGCTCCCCAATATACTGCATACATAACGGAATATTTATCTTTGTATGATTCAAATCCATCCATTAGTTTTTCAAATCCGGACATAAATGATTTATCACTATATCCAGGAATGATAACCAATGATTTATTCTCTTTATTATTTAAGATAACTTTTACAAGTGTAATAGCACCATATTGTTCTTCAATTGTAGGATGAGATACGGTTAATATTGAATAAATATTATTAATTTGTGTTTTGGTTAAAAGATACTCAGAAAGTGTACTCATATTATATATATGGGTAGAATATTTTTTTTAAAGAAACTATTTTTTATTATGATGGTATTTATATACTTTCATAAATTTTTGTAATTCAGTATACAAATGATTTTGATATTCTAAGTATGTAATTTCCTGTTTTTCTCGAATATGATGGGTATTTATATACTTTCATAAATTTTTGTAATTCAGTATCCGAATGCTTCTGTAGTAGAAGTTCTATTTTTTCTAAATATTCATACATTTGATATTCTAAAGATGTAACTTCGCTTTGGAGGCTATCAAAATTTTCCATATCAAAATAGAACAGAGCTACACACGTATCGTGATATTTTTCTCGAAGAATGTAAAGTTCTTCTTCATAATCTTTATATTTTTCTATTAAATAATCATAATTAGCATACAAAGCATCAACATAATGTTTATGTTTACATTTTTTTTGAATTTTAACAGAATTATTCTCACTATATTCTATTTCTTCTAATGTAATTTTTAATGTATTTTCAAGTTTTTTAATGCTTAATTCTATATTATTCATTTTAGATATATAAATAATTCTATGTGGATCAATTTTTGCTAAATTAGTTTTAATTTCTTTATACTTATTATACAAATCCATAAAAGTATTCCACAACCTTTTATATTCTGTAGATATAAAAATATGATAATTAGCTTTATAAAATATACTAGCTTTTTCAAATGTACTACGTTTATTTATTTTATCAATATATAATTTAAAAAATTTTGATACTTTACCTAAATCATAATTATTTTCTGTGAAGAAATTTTCAATCATATATATTAATATGTCGTGTGGAAGCATATTTATGGATACTACATTTTGTCTTGATACTCTTGATACTGTAGCTAGAGGAAACAATAGACGCCAGTCTTTCATAAAAGTTGGTCTTTTTAATGTTATTTTATAATAAGAATAATTATAAAGTTAAAATTTCAATTTTTAAATAAAAAATTATTAAAATAATTTTTTGTTAAATCAAGATTTTTTTTTAAGACCTAAAAAAAGACAAGTTTCGCGAATGTGATGCTACATTAAGCATTATTTTCAGAGAAGGACCTTTCACAGCTATCCCAGCTACAATGATTTTCATATGCCAGCACCTTAAGCTCCTCAAAAAGTGAATTTTGTTCGGGTGTCATGTGAACAGGTACTTCAAACACTACTTTCGGAACAGGATCCGGATCATTAACAGAACCAGCGACAGACCGAACTAAATCTGCTACAATCATGCATACATCATTTGATGGTTGTTTTGCCGTAATTGTTACGACCATACTAGATGTAGCAACCACAAAAGGCACAGTAAGATTGTCGTCATTTTCATGACTTACTAGTTGCGGCTCACGATCTCCTGAAATCAAGAGATTGTTGAAAGAATCGACGCGAATTAAATTATCGTGCTGCTTCTTCAGATACTGAAAGAACTTGAAGAGTTTACGTTGTTTGGGTACGGTGATATCGAGATTGTAATATACATCCACACCAGACCGCATCGCAGCCTCTATGAATTTCTTCATTGCGTTGAGTTCCTTACGAGTTGGGTTGTATGTCGAGATGTTTACTAATCCGTTAATACTAATTTGACCAATCATTCTGTGTGTTTTTGGCGTTGTTCTGGTGTTGTTTTATAAACTAGTTTTATTTATAAATCAAATAAATAGTTAAAATTTCAATTTTTTTTTAATTTTTTATTAGTCATATCTTGTATTTTTATATCTTGTTCTTTTTTTACTCTATTTTTATAAGAAAAAGTAAATTCAAGTTTATTTGATTTAAGAATATTATATATTAAAGTAAAAGGTTTTTTTTTAATAAAATTATACATTATTTTGAATAATTTTTTATTTTTAAAACGGGACTATTTTAACTTTTTATTTATATATATATAAAAAGATATTATAAACAAAATTATATAATGGAAGAATTAAAATCAAATATTCAAACAATTAAAAATAAGATAGCAGAATGTAGAACTAATAATATAACAGACCCATTTTCTATAGAAATGAATATAATGGAAAACTTACCAGAATTATATAGCCAATATCCTTATTTAATTAAAAAATTACTTAAGGATAATGATGAATCATATTTAAATAAATTTATTTCAGAATTAGAAGGAGTTGTTAAAGGAGAACAAAGTTTATCTTCTGTAGAACTTAAATTAGGTATGGAATTAAAACAACAATTTATTGACCCTGTTCTAGAACAAAATACAAAAAAATAAATTAGTTTATACTAATGTTTCAACAAACTTTTGATATTCTGATTGAAGTTTTTCTTGAGAATTTTTAAATAATTTTTTAAGTTCATCTTTGTTTTTTTCATATAGATTTACAGACGGAGGATAAAAATTAGCAATCCACCATTTTGTGCTTTCTATTTGTTTATCTCTATATGTATGATATTTATCACCATAATAATTATTATCTTTAATATATTTAACAATATCATTAATCATAATTTGTTGATTATTTATTAATTTAATATTAATAAATTTAAAAGTATTTAAATAATCTTTAGGTATAATTAATTCTGGAAATATTTCATTTAAATATTGTTTATCATCCATATTTTTATATGCATTATCTAATCCTTTAATTATATCATCTTTAGGTGATTTAAATTTTTTTAATATAATATATTTTTCATTATCAGAATTTCTTGACATATACGGTTTATATATATAAGCTTCAACAAAACAAGATTGTAGAATAAATATTAATTTAAGTGTAGATATTGTAAAAGTATCATATAATTGTAATATTGCATGACTTGATTCAGATAAATTTTTTAAAATTAATATTACAGTTTCTAAAAGTTCTTGATAAGATTCTTGTTCAATAAAGTTTTCATCATCAACTTTCTTTTTAAAATTATTAATAATTAAACTATAATTATTTTTTTTAATTTCTTTATTTGAAACGAATTTATCTTTTGAATTATTTTTTGATGTTTTTTCCTTAAATAATTTAATACATTCTTCTAATTCATCACTACCAATAATTTGAATACTTTGATTTTGAGAAGTAATATCAAAAACAAATAAAACTTCCCATAATTTTTGAAATTCATTTGAGTATTCTTTTTTAGTATTTAAATATTTTTTTGTAGAAGAAATTAAATTATCTTCATAATTAGAACTATTAATTTCAAACGGATTTACAACATAATAAAATTCTATTTTAGTTTGTAAATTTTTAGTTATTTCCATACCATTTCTTGTTCTATGAAGAAAAGAATGAAAACCTAACGTAAATAAAGGATATGGTCGAATATTTGACATTTCAACATTATCTTTATCACTTGTTATTGTTTTATTATCTAACGTAATATCTGGTAATTTAAAAACAAATGGTTGATACATGATACTATATATTAGATTTTTATCTATAAATTAATTTATATTCAGTTTTTATTATTTTTTTATTTCATTGTATGTTAAACCTAATTAACAAATATTTGTTATTCCTAATTTACAAATATTATGTATATAATTACAAACTTAATCTTGTGTTTTATTACAGCACTAATTTTTAAATCTTAACTTTATCTAACATATAGTATTATTATTTTTTACACCTTTGGAGATTTAAAACGCCGATTTTAATGAAAATCAAAAATTTATTCTTTATATGTTTTTGATTTCTTACTTAATTTTCTTGATGATTTCTTTACATATAGTACATCTCTCTTATATGAACCTATTAGTAAATTCTTATAAGTCTCATTTGGTATATCCTTTATTACTTTTCCTATATTTAACTTTAATTCATTATAAGTTAATCCTTCTAACTTTTGTAATCTTGATTTCAATATACTAAAGTAATTCTCTATTGCGTTTGTAAAATGTTGATAAGGAACTGAATATATTAATTTATTATCCTTATTTACTAAATTTTTTATTATCTCATTTCTATGAGCACTTGCATTATCTAATATTATCGCTTTATTTTTATATTTTGATGTTATATTATCTTCTAAAAATTTCTTTAATCTTATACTATCTATTCCACTTTTTTCATATAAAGTCCAACCTAAAACTCCCTTATAACCTATTGCAAATATTGCTGTATATTTCTTAAATACCTCTTGTGATTGTGTTGTTATTACACATCTTTTTCCAACATCATTATAACAATGATGTCTTTTTTGTAAAGCATTTATTGATGTCTCGTCAATACAAATAATATCCTTTATATTATGTTTTTTTATTTCCTTATAAAATTCTTTTAACTTTTCATTTATATTTATGTCTTTACCAAATCTTTTATTTGGTTCATGTCTTATATGAGTTAATTTTAATGAAACATTATTATCTTTAATTATATCTGCTAAATGTCTTCTTGTTAATTCTAAATCTTTAAATTTATCTTTTAATTTACTTAATAAAACTTCTATTGTTATTGTTTTATTTTTTTTCATTTCATCTAATGCAAATTTAACATATTCTTTTTTAACTTTATATGAAATAGGTTCTCTATTATGTCTTTTTATACTATCTTCATTTTCATATCTTTCAACCCATCTCATTAAACTTCTAACAGAACACTTAAAAATATTACATACTTCTTCTTGTGTTTTATTACTATCTAAATAATAATTAACAGCACTAATTTTAAAATCTTCACTTTTATGTGTAGGCATATTGTATATAAGTATATCATAATATATAAAAAATTATAAAAATAATATTTTTTATATGTTAATAAATAAAATAATTTTTGTTAAAGTTCAATATCAGTATTAGTTTTAACTTTCTTTTTGATAATCTTTTTAACTTTAATTTATGGTTCTTCTTCCAAAATAATATTATTGCTTATAATATTTATTTTTGATTTTGATGTTTTCTTTTTTAATACTTTAAAATCATTAAGTTTGTCATCAATAATTTTTTCAATTTCGTCAATTTATTTATCTTCATTTGTAATTTTAGTTTCTATTTTTGATGTTTTCTTTTTAGACACGGTTATAATTTTATTACTTTCTGTATCACTTATTATTTCATCAGTTTGACTATTCATATCATCATTTATTATATTATTTTTATCAAATAATTTTATTTCATCTTGTGTTAATCCGATTAATTTATAAAATTGTTTTTCATCAATATCTTTTATTCCTAATTTACGAATATCTGGTATATAATTACATACTTCTTTTTCTAAAAAAGACATTCTATATTTAGTATAATCGCATATAAGATTTGAAATTTTAAATTTCATTATTTTTAATATTAATTCCAAATTTTCACCTAAAATATATATTTTTTCTGTTCCTGTTAAACTTAATTTTCCATCATCAATAAAAGCACCATTAAAACCTCTTTTATTCGAAATAATTAATTTACATTTTTTCATATCTGGATGCATTTCTATTGCTTTTTTAACTAATATGCCTTCATTAATTGTATATGTATCAACTGCATACATATCTTCAAAATTATATTTATTTGGTAATTTTATTTTCGTTCCTGATGATTTAATTGTTTTTGTATTATATTCTAAATTACAATTATTTTTTTCAATATAATCAATAAGTTTATTAAATATACTATGATATGCCAATGGTATGGAATAATCTTTATTTAAATATTCTTTAGATGTTGTTATTAATTTTTTTCTTTTTATTTCACTAATTATTTCTGTTTTTTCATTACTATTATTAATTTTATTTTGTAATATATATAATGAAATTGGTATATCTGCATTAATCATTCCTTTTGATTGTGAATCATCCCATAATTTCATCCAAATAATATGTTTTTCTAATATTGTATTATGTAATGAATGTGAATTTTTTAACCAACTTAATGGATTTATATATGCTAAATAACCATTTGGTTTTAACCATTTAAATGCTTTTTCTATAAATTTTGTCCAAATTGTTTCATTCTTCTCTCCTAATTGTTTTCCTGTATGAGAACGAATACCACCTTTATTATATGGTGGATTTCCTAGAATAATATCAAATTGTTTCACTTTAAATATTTCAAATGGTTTAAACTCTAGTGTATCTCCTTCATATAAATTTAATTTATATTCATTATTTATATCAAATATCTGATTACATACCAACACATTTTTTTTATTTAATTCACACATATATAACATATTTTCTAATATATGTTTTTTTCTTTCTTTCACATCTATAATTTCTTCTTTTAATGATTCCATTAATTTTAAATATACTGCTATTGGAAAATTACCCATTCCTGTTGCTGGATCTAACCATTTAAGATTTTTGTTTTTCCATATTTCTTTTGGTAATTTATCTAACATTTCATTTACTAAAATCATTGGTGTAAATACTTCACCATTCTCTTTTTTTTCTACATCTTTTGGTTTTAAACAATCATTTATTAACTCTAATAACTCTTTTGGATTATCTATTAAACTTTGTAGTGACATCTTAAATTGAACTGAGATATTATATGTATTTGAACTTTTATCAAAATATTTACTTATTATATCTTTTATTAAATCTATTAAATCTTTCTTATTCCACCATATTAAACATTGGTCATCAAATGTATCTAATAATTCTGGATTTTCTTTTATATCATTTAACATCTTTACAAAATCCATATTAGAATTTTTTATTGTTAATATACATGTTAAAGGTATTACATACGGTAAAACATCTTTTGTAAATGATATTTGTGTTTCTTCTTTTTCTTCTTCAGAACTTTCATTATCAGATTGTTCAGAATCACTATTATTTTTAACTTTTTCTTTACCGGATGGTAATTCTTGCACTTCATCATCTTCGTCTTTTACAATTACATCTAAATTGATTAATACATCTTTTACATTCTTTGTAAATGTTTTATTTATTAATTTTTGAGTTGAATTATCAAACTCTACATAATCATTATCTAACTTTCTTAAAAGTGTCCTAAAACTATTTATTGGATCTTCTTTCCATACTTCCATTAGTTTCTTTACTATCATATCCGAGTTTATTTTTTTATTTAACATCATATCAACATCAATATTTATTAGATGATTATGAATTAAATATTTTATTTTATCGTCAATACTTTTTTCATTTTTATAAACTGTGTAATTTACACATGTATTTAATACTCTACTAATATTTAAATCTACAACAAAACCTATTTTTTTATTTTCTCCTGCTATGAGAGAATTTGGTATAAATTCTGTCATACACCTATACATTTGTTGTAAAACCTTATCAGAAGATAATGCATTATTCATAAGAATAACTAAATCACATAAATTTAATGTAATTCCTAATGTAAGCATATTACCTGCAAGAAGAATTAAACCTAATTTACCAGTAGCTTTAGCTATTATTTCTTTTTTATTAATTTCATCTTTAATATCTTTTGCTAATTCTTTATTTTTACGATTAATACATAATACATCATATTTTTTGAGAATATTATCTTCAAGCATTAATTTTTTAAGACATTCAGATATTTCATTAATATTATCAGAAGGCAAAAACCAAATTTGTGTAAATGGATTACGTGTTTCTTTTTCAGAACAAATATTATTTATTCTTGTAAATATTGTTTTTTCTCCATCTGTTTCTTTTTGAGAACCTGAAATATATCTTAAAATTGTTTTAACTTCATTTTCAAAACTGAATTTTGATTTTGCTTTATTTAGTCCAAAAAGAGTATCAAAACAAAAACCCATTTTATTTTCATTATTTAGTTTTTCTTTTATAATTTCATATCTTTGTTGGTCAAATAAATTAGTAATTAAATGTAAATCTGGCATTTTTTCATAACATTTAAATATATCATTATTGCATTTTCCTAAATCATTATAATATTTAATAGTTTTTGTAATATATTCACTTCCATGTTTTTCTTTTAATTTATCTAAATTATTTTCATCAACTAATATAGATTTACAGAACTGTTCATCTTCAATATCCCAAAACATTTGACATTCTGGTAGTATATTCCATTCTTTTAATGGTTTATTATAAGTAGCAGTTAAATATATTTTAATAGTGTTTTTTGATGAATATGAAGTTAAAATATCTTTTGATAAATCAGTAGTTCCACTAAAATGATTTTCATCAAAACCAATAATATCTAATTTTAAATTTTTAATTTTCATAATAGTTTTATCATTAATATATTTTTGTAATAATTGTTTAGACATAATAAATATATTATTATTACAAAGTTCTAACGAACTAAGCATTTTAGAACCTTCAATATGATGAATTTTAAATTTATCAAAATCTTTAAATTTATTAAATAAGTCATTTGTAAATTGTGGTGCTGTTTCTGTTGGTGCAGGTGTAATAATCAAAACATTTAATCTATTTTTAACTTTTAACTGTTTAATAATAACACCACCAAACATATAAGTTTTACCACTTCTGCATTTACACCCCCATAAAAAAGATTTATTACCTTCTTCTATTAAATTACTTGTTTTTTGTGTAATTAATTCTTGATGAAATCGTAAAATTAAATTTTCTTTACTATTCAAATAAACAGATTGCCAATCATTATCTTTATTTTTAATTATATCTTGTTTAAATGCTAAAAAATATTTATTCAAGTCATCTTTATCTAAAATATTATCTTCCGTCATGTGTTCAGTAATATATTTACTTGATTCATTAGCATTTTTAACTTTATCTAAAACTTTTTTCTTATTAGGAACAACAAGATATATCTTATATGATTTATATATATCCTTATTTTTAGTTGCCATTGCTATTATATTTTGAATATCGTAATAATTTACAGATTTTTGTTTAGTAATGTCTTCATTTGATTTAGGCATCTTTGAACTAATAAATATATATGTATTATCATTTTTATTTTGTAATGTAATGTCTGAACATCCACCAGAATTACCACTAAAAACTTTTTCATTAAGATATTGATTAAGATTTTTTAAAATTTTAAGTTTACCATTATTAGAATTTCCAATTAAATGATTAAAATTACTATTAGTAAAGATATCACAAAAACCAAATTTAATAATAATATCAAATAATCTTTCAAAAATGAAACCTTTTTCAGATTGTGTTTTACAATTCTCTAAAATATAATTAACATCATCAAAAGTTATAATATAGTCAATAAAATCCTTAATATTCATATTAGTAAAGTTTATTTCTTTAGTAGTCATATAAGTATATATTTTCTATATTTTTATACTTTAAATAATTTATATTCAGTTTTTATCTTATTAAAAAAATTGAATAATAATTTAAAAAAATAGTATAATTAATATTAATGTCAGTTAGTGTAGAATATTCAACTAAAGAAATCAGTGTAATTGTATTATCTAATGTACTTAAAATGTTACAAAGAAGAAAATTAATTGACGATATTGATTCTTTACATAAAAAACTAAAAGAAGATTTTACTAATAAAAGTGTTGTTGAATTTAAAGCAAAAGAAAATAAAAAAATTAGTATTTATCATTTTACGGGTAAAATTGCTTCTATCGTTCAAGGTTCGTCTATTAATGAGTATCTAAAAAATTTTACAGATGTTCATAAGATTGTTATAATGAAGGAAGCAACTAAACGCACAGCAAAACAAATAACTTCGGAATATCCAAATTGTGAATTTTTTTTTGAATATGAAATGATGGAAGACATACCATCTAAAATGTTTATTCCAGAACATACCCTTTTAGATGATGAAGAAAAAACGGCTTTCTTAGAAATATTTAAAGAATCAGAATTAGCTAAAATAAATGATACTGATATGATGAGTAGATATTATGATGCAAAAGTAGGAGATATTTTTAAAATTATTAGACCTAGTTTAACAGCTGGTAAAAATATTTTTTATAGAAAAGTTGTTCCAGGAAATCTAAATCAACTATTCGATAATTAATTCTATTATTATATAATAATGTCAAATACATTAATAGAATTAATTAAAAATAAAAATATTAAAGAATTAATATCCGTTATTAAAAAAAATAAAGATATTAATTTAAATGTTACTGATTCTAATTATAATTATTTTATCTATTATGTAATTTTATATAACGAGGAAGAATTATTAGATTTAATTTTAAAAAAAAATATTAGATTAGATATATTAGATACAGATGGACGAAATATATTATACATACCAATTAAATTTAATTATAATCAATTATTAATTAAACTTATAGAAAAAGACGAACAAAATATTGGTTTACCTATAATTGATATTAAAGATACACTTGGTTTAACAGCTTTACATTATTCTATTATTTTTAACAATTATGAAGCATTTAAAATTTTATTAGAAAAAAGTAATATATTTATTAACAATAATCAAAACTTAAATGCATTTCATATATGCATTCAATATAATAGAATTAATATGTTTATAGATATGTTATCTAATATTACAGAATTATTTATAAATACAAATAATAATGAAAATTTACTTCAATATGCTATTTTATTTGATAAATATGATTTTATTCCATATATTTTAAAAAAAAAAATAAATATTAATACACAAGATATAAAAAATGGATTATCTGCATTACATCAAATAGTTATAAAAAATAAAATAGAAATAGTTAAAATGTTAATAAATTATGGTGCAAATATTAATATACAAGATTATTATGGTAATACATCAGTTCATTATTGTATTTCTGAAGAAAATATAGAAATATTACAATTATTATTACAACATAATCCTAATTTAAATTTAATAGATATTGATGGAAATACACCTTTACATTTGTATTTAAAAAATAGTTATCTTGAAAAAGAAATTTTACAATTATTAATTACTAAATCAGATTTAAATATACAAAATAATACTGGTTTAACTTGCTTAAAAATTATTATTGATTTATACATAGTAGACAATTATATAGATTTATTAACTAAAAAAGAATTAAATTTTTTTATACAAGATAACACAGGTGAAGATATGTCTAATAGTTTAACTAATAAAAATATTTTAAATTTGGCTATTGATTCTTATTATAATATTTTAAAAGAAAAAAAAGATTCATTAATTTTAGAATGGGAAATTATGTGTACTGATAATAAATCTGAGAAATTTTGTAAAGATAAAATTAAACAAATTATTTTAAAAGAAAAAAGAAGTTTACCTTTATTTGCTAATTATGATTTAAAATTAGATAATGGTATTTTTGTAAATACTTGTTTTTATACAGGTATACCATTAGATATTCTTTTTGGTATTTTATATTTAAATCAAACATTTTCAAAAGATGGATTTTCATTAATTTTAGATTATCCTCTTACAATTAATCAACCTTTAGAAAATTATTATCAAAAATTAGGAAAAGATTATCCATTTAAATTAGAATTTTCAAATTGTGAAATAGTATGGTCTTTTCAAAAAATATTTTTTCCTTCTTATTTTGATGATGAATTTGAAAAAATAATAAAAGATACTAATGTAAAATATATTGCAATTCCTTTGGGAATTGAATTATCAAATGGTTCTCATGCAAATATAATTTATATTAATAAAAAAAGCAAAACAATAGAACGATTTGAACCAAATGGTTCTCATCAACCAGCCGGATTAAATTATAATCCAGAATTATTAGATAGTTTATTAATAAATAAATTTAATAAATATGAATATAAATATTTTAAACCAAGTGATTTTTTACCTTCTATTGGATTTCAAATTTTAGAAAATATAGAAGAAAACAAATGTAAAAGATTAGGAGATCCAAATGGATTTTGTGGTGTATGGTGTATTTGGTGGGTATATCATCGAATTAAAAATAATAAATTAGATAATATAACATTAGTACAACTTTTAATTAAAAATATTAAATTAGAAAATAAAAGCTTTAAAAATTTGATAAGAAATTTTAGTTACTATATAACTGAATTAAGAGATAAAACACTAAAAAAATTTAATATTGATATTAATGATTGGATGGTTAATTCAGTTGAAAAAAGTGTAATTGATTCAATAGAAAAAGAAATATTTAAAATGATAAAACATAATTTATTATAATGCAAATCAATGATCTAAAAATTATTTTTATTATTTGTGTTATGTTAATTATGATTGATATTCCCGTATTAATTTATGTTAATAAAGATACATATCTAGTAAACTTTAGAAATATTAATAATGGAGAAGAAATAAATTTTACTAAATTAAAAATTATATCTGCTTTATTATGTTATTTAATTATGGCTTTAGGAATATATTACTTTAGTGTCAGGGAAAAAAATATATTAAATGCTGTAATTTTAGGTTTTGTTGTTAATGGTATTTATAATACAACTAATTATGCTACTTTAAATAAATATTCATTAAATGTTGCTATAATAGATACACTATGGGGTCCTACTTTATTTACTACTGTCGCTTCTTTAGTTATACGTTTTAATGGTGATTTGAATTAATAGGAAGAAGCTTACATATTAACAGAAGCCTTATAAAACATGAACTTAAAACTTTAATTATATTGGAACATAATTATGCTTTCATATAAAAAAATAAATAAAATAATAAAGATTTAATTTTTTAATTTATATATATATGTATATATGTTAAGTCAGGATTTATATAAAAATAAATATTTAAAGTATAAAAATAAATATTTTAATTTAAAAAGTTATGTTGGTGGTGCTCCTAAAGCTGATGCTTCTTCTGAAGTTGGTGCTAAGAATAATGATGATATATATACTGATAATTTAATTAAGTATTTAAATTATACAAAAAGTATCTTTCAGTATTTAGACAAATTTTATATGATAGAAGATAAAGATGTATCCTTTATTAATACTATAAAGGAAATACTTAAAAAACTAATTGTTCATCTTATTAAATACCTTACATTATACAAAGATGACCTAAATTTTAAAAGTAGAGGTATTAACAGTTCTTTAGAGGAAGAAATTCTACATTTAATACCACTTTATGATCTTGACATGGATGATAACCTTAGTAAGTTAAAAAAAACTGATGATTATGATAATTATTATTGGGAAATATTAACTAGTGTGGATAAAACAATAAAAACTATAAATGAATTAGATTTTATAAAAGAACCAGCTATACATATTCTGATGAGAAATCTTGGTGAAATTAGTAGAAACATTAACTCGTTCATCGACAAACTTCAAAATGAAATAACTAAAATGAATAAACCGAGAACTACTATAGTAAAAGGAATGAAGATAATATATAAAACTATGGAAGAAAAAAAAAGCGAAGAAAGAAGACAAGGACAATTAGACTTAGCTGCATACAGAGAATCACCTCATGACTTAATTGATGGTATAAATCTAGATTAAAGTCTAGATCTAAATTGGAGTAATAATCCTGAAAATCAGTAATTTTTATAATCATAAAAAAATCTTAATAAATTACACAATAAAATTTGTTTCATTTTGTTCTACATTTTCTTCTTGTGTTTGTGTTTCTGTTTTAATAATTTTAGACCCATAATATTGTTCAACTTCTTCATTAGTTGCAAAATCTTGTAAATTACCCATTATTTTAATTTGAGAATCACCTTGATTTATACGTTTATTTGTAATTTGTATTTTAACAAAATTACCAATTACTAATTTTTTATTAGTTTTTCTATGATTATAATTTTCAGGAATATCCCAAATATTAGTATCAACATTATTTTTAGGAATAAATATTAACATAGGTCCATTAATTGCAACAATTAAATCTGGGTTTACCATTTTAATAGTAACAATTATTATTGTATTTTCAATTGGAATACATATTCTACAATGATAAGCTATATTATAAATAGCAGAACCGTCTAAGTTTTCTGGTATTAGTATACCATCACTAAATTCTAAAATTTTAAAAACTTCATCAATAAAACCATTTTTATTACATTTTTTTTCTACTTTTTTTTTTAAAACTAATTTCATATGATTACGAATATCACTATTCATATGATAAGGTTCTAATTTAATTTTAGTATGTTGTTTAATATTTTTATAAGGTGATACTATATTTGACATATTACTATATTAAAGAAATATCTTTCTAAACAAATTATATCAATTTTTATTTAATCTTAAAATGAATTTCAGGAAGCTCCAATTCATCATTAGAAGATATAATAGTTATTACCGAAATTTCATTAAAATCAACATCATTATTAATTTGTTTAATAATTTCAGAAAGATTTTTTGTTATGTCTATATCACAATTTATAAAATCTAAATTTGAAAATAGTATTGTAGTTCCATAAGTAATCATTGACATTTCTGTTTTAAACATATTTTCATAATATTCTTTAAATTTTTTAATGGTTGTATCATGTGTAAATTCAAATTTAGTCCAAATATTAACTTTTTGCCCACCTATAAGAGTCGTTCCAGCTGCTATCGGTTCGGAATAAACAAGAGTTGTATCAGCTAAGTTAATATATGATGACCTGTATTTTTCTATTTTATCTTCATTTGAATTAACTATATACTTGAGCATTTCTAATACAATTAAACCAGATACAACAGATGTTGTTATTGCAATAGCTGGTATAATTCGTCCTGCAATACCTTTTGTTTCTTGAAATGTAATAGGCGGAATACTATAATTAATTGCACGGAGATTAGATGATGCTGTTATAAAATTTACATGTATAATATTATCTTTATCAAATTCTTCTGGTTTTAGCACAATATTTTTAAAACTAGAATTATCAGGAAGCACGATATCTATATTTTTATTAAATGTATCTAGATCTTTATCTAAATTTTTAGCAATAGATTTTATTTCATCACGTTCTATTTGTGCTTCTAATTGATAAACTTGTGCAATTAAACGTGATGTTGCTTCAATATAATCAAGATGATAACTATTATTACAATCAAATTTATCAAAAGGTTTTGGCCTACGTTTACCATTAGACCAGAAAATATTAGAATCCTCAGAATATGTTGTTAAAAGTAGTTCAATTTGATGTTTATATTTTTCATAGAACATAATAATTGCACAATGAACACAATCAGTAAAAGATTTAATATTAAATTTAATTAAAAAGTTAAAAACGTCTTCTTTTCCTTGTGTATTTTCAACACTTGTACCATTATCAAATATCGAACTATCTTTAATCCATTTATTAACATTTTTAGGTCCACGATTAAAAATTTCAAAATAATCCATAGCCCAATGAATAGTATGAGTAATTTCATTTGGAAAACTTTTAATTGTGCAAATTGGAAATGATTTTTCTTGAGGTGGATCAGCTGAATTACTATATGTTTCGGTTAAATAAGGAATTACTACTTGAGTATTACCTTTTGTTCCAGATGTTCCACTTTCAAAAAGAGGCATTTGTTTATTAAAACATTCTTGGTCCATATATCGTCTAGCTTCAATATTATCTAATGCATTAATTACACCATTTACACATGCCATATATTTATCGACAAAGGATTGTGTATCTTTACAAACTTTTTGAGTTAAACCAACAATATTAAACGATGGTTTCATTAAACGTATTGATTCTGCAGCCATTAGACTTTTTGGTTTTCCAATATGATGAGAACGAAAAAGAAATTGACGATTTAAATTTGATTTTTCAATATTATCTGGGTCAGTTAGATAAATAGTACCCTTATTTGTTGCAACACCTAGAAATGCTAGATTTTTTAAAAGTTCACATCCAATTGCACCAGACCCAGGAATAAACCACGAAGAGTTAGCTAATTTAAATTCAATATCACTACCATATATTTTTCCAATAGATGTTAAACCAATCGTTAATGGTTTATTTATTGTTATAAGATTTGGCTCATACCAACACCAGAATTGATTAATTGGCATAAATTTACCAGTAATTAATTTAATTGCTTCAAAAGCTGCAACAGAACCAATTACCGAAAATACAGGTAAAAATTCACATCCAAAAGTTCTAGCTAAATTAGCATTTTCACCAAATGTTTTATTTAAAGTTTCAGAATATTCTAAAGACCATGGATTATCTGTTTTAAAACTATCTAGATACTTGAAATATGTTAATAATGTATTGAAAATTGTTTCAGAATCATCAAATGATAAGTTAAAAGATGGTTTTTCTACTTGAACGCTAAATGGTTGATGAGTAATTGATATAGATTTTTTAATTATAATGGCTGTTCCATTATATAACTTAATTTCTGAAAAATCAAATTCATTAATAATAGTAAAACAGGTTGGTGAAATAACGTTAATTTTAAATTCTTTATCAAGTAATTTTGAAACATTTAAACCTTCTACATTTTCAAACTTTATATAATCTCCTGATTGAAAATCATGTTTGTTATTTTGTGCACAAAGCACCTGACCTGATGTATCAATTGAACCAATTTGAACTGCTTCAATAGTATTACCCATTGTATCGGTAATAGTATGATTTTTACCTGCATATGAAAATACCATACCAGCAATACCAGTAGAAAAAACACAAATTATTTTATTAGAAAATTTTTTTTCATAATAAATTACTTTTTCAGGAGATTGATTTACTATCATTAAAATACTATAAGTTGTAATTTCTTCTTCAGAAAAAATAGGAACTACATTAACATATGGATTTAATTCTTTTATTTTTTCCGAAAGAACATCACTACGAATTTCGCCAATATTAGATTCAGAATAATAAAATCCAGTTTCAATATTACTTTGTTGAATATGTTCGTTATCAAAAAGAAAAATTTCACTGACTCCTAAAAGACATAAATTTTTTCCAATTTCAGTACCAAGACCATTTTCAAGTCCAATAATAACAACAGAACTTGAGAATATCTTTCTATTTGCATCATAACCTAATGTGCGAATCTGACGGTCATATAAATCATTATCATATTGAAACATTGTTGAATTATAAATAATAATCTAATATAAAATAAACTAATATTTATACAATTTTTTATTATAAAAAAAATTGAAGATTTAAGTGTTTATTTGTTCTTAATATAAATA